ATCAAAGACCTTCGTCAATGGTACGAGACCACTCTCGCTGGTGATCCTACACCTCCTCCTTGGTTCAAACATGACCATGAAGGATATCCATTGGGTATCTGGAAATGGGTGTTTGAGCTTAAGCCAGCTAAGGCACTAGGTGTCTTATCTCTGAATACTACATTTTATAATGATAGGTTCACAGAGGCTCAGAAGGAGAAATTCCTTCATGGGCTTGTTGGCTCAAAGTCCCAAAATCCGGAATATCTTGCTTCAATGAGCAAAGTACGCGTTAATTTTAACGGGTACCGACCTCACGGTAAGATGCCGGAGATCCAATTTCCGACCGTCTTTGATATGACTGGCTCAATACCAGTTCATGACGGCCATCAATCGATGCGTCCAAATGAAAATTTGGGTTTAGCATTGAAGGCATTACGTGCATCCTGGGAATCAGTACCCCAGGTGACGTTCGACTTCCTTGATTCTCAAGGACTCTTGGCTTATATGCCAATGAGCGTAGTTGGTAATGCTTACCAGCTCGAGTTGGACCGGCCACATGACACGTGTGTCGGAAGGGTGAGTGTACTACAGCAGCCTCAACTTAAGGCTAGGACTGTAGGTAACCCAAATAGGGTTACACAAGTGACACTCGAGCCTCTCAAAAAGGTCTACATGGACCTTGCGAGAAAACTCCCAACCGATGTGACACATGACCAGGAATCAGGTGTTGCATGGGTACAGGAAAAACTAAAGCAAGGAATTGAGCTTGCTGGGTCAGACCTGACCTCTGCGTCCGACTTACTTGATGTCGAACTCAGTCTCAACCTGATAGACGAGGTCTTCGGATTCCCGGAGATCCAAGGATATCAGGACTACAGAGATTACTTCTTTGAAGTTAGTCGAAGTAGTTGGTTTTGCCCTGCTTTGGACAGAAATGTTCAATGGGAGCAAGGTGATGTCTTAGGAACCGGTCCGAGTTTCGGACTCCTGACGCTAACAAATAATGCGTCAGGTCTATGTGCTTGGAAACAAGCCATAGAGGATGGTGCCATTAACCCTCAGATACCTGTAGCAGATTGCTTCAGGGTCGTTGGTGATGACATCGTGATGCGGAGCGAAATATCCCCGTATTATACTAAGATAATCGAGGCGTTGGGTGGCGAGATAAACCACTCCAAGACCCTCACATCCGACAGAGTTGCCGAATTCGCGGGTAGGGTAATTACCCCTGATCGCTCTTACCTAAAGGCGATTAAGTATTCTGAGCCTTCAGATAACTCCTTCATGAGTTATGTTGCTCAGCTTGGTGATCAAGCCAAGTACCTACTCATGCCAAAGCAGCGCCGGGTTTATGACCTCTTAAAGGAGGTCCCCGGAATTGTAGTTCCTGGTCCCTGGAGTCAAGATTCCTATGGAATCCCTCTAGACCAAAGGTACACATGGTACCTAACGGAGGTGCAACCTGTCTTAGAGACAGCTGAACCGGACCTTGAGCTAACAGACTATAGCATGGTGCTTCTGAAAGCACAGCTAGAACTGTCAGCGGCAGGCGAACCTACCAAAGATCCAGAGAAGTATAACTTCGATGAACCTTTGATAGACGATGGCTACCTACCATCGCAAGTAACTCCAACCTTCAAAGTTGGCGGTGATCCGCGTCTTACCAAGGGTAAGACCCAGTTGCAGGTATTATACCCGCATCTGAAGGACATCCCACCTTTTGAAAGATGGATAGAAGAGACGACCCAGACTAGCTCTCACGGGCAGTTTGGGCGGGAGGCATTCCAACCCTCTCTAGATCTAAATGAAGATCTTGAAGAAGATCCAAATGAGGACCTTGAAGATTGGGATGACGACTTTGGTGATAGGTAATCACCAAATCCCTTCTACTTGGATTTGCTCCCTAGGCTTAGCCCAGAG